AGAGCTTTTGAAGAAGAAGTAATGTTATCTGGTTTCGCGAATGCGGCAGTAAAACCTGAAGGTCAAGGTGTAACATTCGATGATGCACAAGAAACTTTCACAGCACGTTACACAAACGAAACAATTGCATTAGCGTTTGCAATCACAGAAGAAGCTATCGAAGATAACTTGTATGACAGACTTGCGTCTAGATATACAAAAGCGTTAGCGAGATCTATGGCAAACACGAAGCAAGTTAAGGCAGCAGCTGTATTGAACAATGGTTTCAATGCAAACTTTGCTGGTGGTGATGGTAAGGAGCTTTTTGCGACAGACCACCCAACTTTAGCGGGATCTTTCTCTAACGAGTTAAGCACACCTGCTGAACTTAACGAAACTTCATTAGAGCAGTCGTTGATTGACATCGCGGCGTTTACTGATGAAAGAGGCCTAAAAATTGCGGCACAAGGAACTAAATTAATAATTCCTTCAGCGCTTCAATTTACTGCTGAAAGACTGATGAAGTCTACAGGCAGAGTAGGTACAGCTGATAATGACATTAACGCATTAGCGT